TTGCTATATTTGGAGCATGCCGCAACACACTATCGAAGAACTATACGAAATGCTGACTGGCCTGCTTGATGAGGGCCATCCCGGAACAATTAATCTGCACATCCCGCCTGACTATGACCATGAGTGCATTCACCTAGGCCTATTCCATCAGGACATAGCCTACACGTTCGTGCTGGCGGACGGGAACGGGTTCGTCGCTTCGCCCGGGGAGTTCGTCAAGTGGGACGACGCCACGCCGGAAGACATGGCGCGTTCCGTAGAGTTCGCCAATAACTGGTTAAACGACAAAGCCGGAGAGGTCTGATGTACAACCCGCAAATAGTATCGTCCCAGGAATTCCCGCAGGACAACCTGGTAAAGCACTTCGACGCCGACGGCCGCATAGTCAAGATTGAATTCAAGGCTTCCGGGAAATACGTCCTAATCGAGTATCTCCCGGAAGGCACCGACGGTCATTCCCAGCCGCGAAAGATGTGGTGGTCCGACGGCCACGTCTACCTCAGCTGGAAGGAAGGCGACCAGTTCAGGTACGAGCATATCGTCCGCGCTTTCACCTGCGAGATGCCGCGGAGCGTCTGCTGTGGCGAATGCGATACCTGCAGCTACCGCGACCACAGGGTATATTTCCCGTCATACAACATTTTCCAATAGATGGCACAGAATGGAGAAACCGATGAGAGAACGAAAAGAAAAGAAAAAATTCATTTCCCCCAAGATGGAAATCGTTGAAATGGAATCGAACACGGCATTGCTTGCCGGTTCCGGTGATGAAGAACACGGGCACCACGGACACGAGAATGCGTGTGCACACGGAAGCCATGCCTGGTTCTGCGACGACTAGCGGTATAGCATGACTTTAAGATTCGACAGGCGACACCGCGTCAAGACAGACAAATGGCTGAACATATCCCGGCCACAATGGAAGGGACGTTTTTTCTGGCACAACTATGTAGTCATACATCCGCGGTCAACCGAGGTGCGCAATGACGGCATGATATGCGAGTCCTACGACACTGTTACCGACAATGCCGTGTTCTTCACGGCGGCGGACGCGCTCCGGTTCCTCCGGATAGCGCTAATGCAGGAATTCGACGGACGGCAAATCGGCGTCGTATCGGACAGCGTGGATAATTTCCCATTGTTGAAGCTGGAATGATTCGTAACGCGTGCTACATTGCGATAATCCTGCACTTCCTCCGGAAGATTTTCCGTAGGGTCTTGCCGCCCGTTCTGCAGGACGGAGTCCACCGGTATCGCGTGATGATGGGTCCTTACAAGGACGACAGCATCGGCTCGCTGGCCACAGTCGTCGCATCCACCAGCGACATCGTGCTCGCGCAGAGAATAGCGAACGAAATCAACGGCGGCAAGGGAGTCAGCCTGTACATCGTCTCCGAACCCGACATGAGAGTGCTGGACCTCATTACCTCATTCCCGGAGGACAAGGAAGAGGACATCAGGTATTTCGAATCGGAACTCCCGGATATGTCCTTCTGGTCAGTCTTCGGTAACACCGGAGGGTCGCACATCCAGCCGCGCATCAGGGACAGGATAAGGACCATCGCCGCAAAGTATGGCCAAAGCTATCAGACAACCGATACATAGCGAGGAACTTTATGATTACGATAAGAAAGTATTTCCCGGGATTCGCCATGCCGGACAGTGATGCGGAATACTGCCGCACCAAGTGCGATACCCCGGAAGAAGCAATCCGGAGCGAGTGCTGGCAGGAGCGCGTCGGCGACAACAAGCTCCAGTACGCCGATTACGAGAAGGTTTCGAAGGAAATGGTGTTCTTCGACGGCAAGTGGGGTTCCATCGTCGCCAAGGCGGACACCGTGGAAGAAATGCAGGCGTTAATCGACCTGGCAGGAATCAAACCAGGACATTGGTGGTAAATTTATGAGCAAGAACGATAAAAACAATGGCATTGTCAACTGTACCGGTACAGGAAAATTCTACCCTGGGTCAGGGTTGCCCGAGGTTGTTACCGAGGATTACCGGCTCGAACCCGGTGCCAGGGACCGCGAGGAGATAAAGGGCCTCAAGGAATTCGAGGTCGAGCCAATCAAGGCCGGCGAAAGGTTCTACATCCCGCTTCCATGGCAGCTTGGCGGCGACATGGACGAGCAGAAGTATCAGCTTGGCGTGGCACTGAAGGACATCCCGGCGACCAAGACGGTACTCAAGCCTTACATTACCGGGCTTTTCGATAATTTCACAGTCATAGGTACACATAAAGGTTACAACCTTGTCACCAATCTTGCAGGGAAGTCGACCGGGGAAAATATCGAACCTGAACAGCACCTCACCAGAACACAGACAATCCGGTGGCACGATGCCAGGAAGGATATCCCGGAAATGAACCGGGTCTGCCTAATCAAAGTACCTGACCGTCCCTGGAAGTTCGTCGGCAAGGGCAACATCAAGCAGGATGTAGTCTATCTCGAGTCCCGCCAGGTGTTCAACGAAGGCGAGCTCCCGTACATTTTCACTCAGTTCGGTCCCGGCACGTACGAATACAACGAGGTGACCGAGTGGGCCTACCTGGACGAATAGGGGGACACATGCCGGACATCAACCCAATTTCCGAGGAAGAATTCAATTCCCTGGTGCAAGCCGAGCTGCAGCGCCATATGTTTCCCGGGGATGCCGGGAAGCCTGCCAGGTTCACCGCAGACGAAGCGGGCGAAATGATGGAAGCCCACCGGGAGTTCCTGCACGAAATGTTCCTTGAGCGAGACAGATACATCAACCAGGACGCCTGGATTTCTGCATCAGCCAATAACGTGTGGATAATAGACTGCTGCTGATTTTGAAGAAATCTCGCAAAAATTCGACTGGCACTCCGTGCCGGCCGTTTTTTGCTATATTTGGTACATAACGATACAGTACAATTAAATACAAGGCATATCAATGGACTACCAGAAAATCTACGACCGCTTCATCGAAGACCGACGCCAGCATCCCACCGGGGAAATCCGCGCAGAAATCCACCACATCATCCCGATTTCGGCCGGCGGCGACGTCTGCGAGGCAAACTGCATCCGTCTTTCCATCCGTGACCACATCTTTGCCCACAAGGTCCTCCGCAGGCTCGGCCTCGACCCTACCGGACCTCACAAGAGGATGTCCAAGGCAATCGCCGCGGAAATCTACGCCAGGATGGCAGACCAGCCCGTCGCGGCATACGGCAGGGGAAAGACCTCCGTCTCCGCCAAGGTCCTCGCCAAGATGGTAAAGAAGAAAGAGAAGGAACTCATCGAGCTCGGCAACGAGATGACCGACAAGTTCCTGCAGATTATCGACCCCGGCGTCGAGAAGTATGCCTACCGCATCGGACGCGCAAAGAAGTTCAATACCAAGGTGCTTACCTTCTTCGCCAACATGGTCCCGTGCATCGCCATCGACCGTCTCGACCGTCTTCCCCGGAATGACTCCCGGGAACTCCCGGACGAACCCGAGAAGTTCTCGGGACGTTCCGAGTTCTATTCCAGCTGGGCCGCCGATAACAAGATTTTCCTCAGTTACGACGGGCAGGTGAAGCAGTCGTTCTTCCCGACGAAAATCAACGAGAAGTTCCTGAAATGCAACGCCTGGCAGGGACTCCTGTTCCGCTGGGTATACCCGGCGCTCAAGAACCTGTATGACGACATCATGAACCACGGAGGCAGGATGAAGCCCGAAGGGGCCGTAATCTGCCGTAGCGAGGAGGAGTTCAAGCAGTTCCGCGTCGAGGCGGCCATCTACGGCTACTACATGACGACCAAGCTGAAGCCCGGTACCTACAAGGTCGAGGACATCGTCGGCTGGGCCTGCCAGGGAATCCAGATGCTCCTCCTGCAGCATACCGCGCTGTACCACCTCAGGGACCTGGCGGACGTGGACTTCGTCGACGTCTACGACACCGCACTCCTGAAACGTCTTCAGGAGTTACCCGGTAAAGCCCTTGGTAACCCGGATGACTATGATACTTACTTCGAGTGTCTTGCCGCTCAAGTACTGAAGCATGCGCTCGGGAATATCGCCTTCACGCAGAAGCGCAAGGACGAACTCATGCCTATTGCTATGCAGGGTGCATATGCCGTAAGGGACCAGCTCCATACCGCAATTATGCGTGTACGCGACAACGGATTCACCGAAAAGGAAGCGGCGCTATGGCAAATCGTAGCCAAGTTCATCGCGAAGCACGGGTTCGAAGCGGTACACGCCTACATCGAAAAAGGCGGCATTGCCGCCTAGTCACAGAAGAAAGTAAGGGCCGGAAGATGCCGCCGTGCGGCTATGCCGCACGGGAACCCTTCAGGGCGGCATAGGAGGCCCGTCCTCCAATAAAATACTTGACAGAACCAGTATTAAATAGTATATTAGAAATATGGTAATAAGCTACAACGTGAAGCTGGCGTTTCCGGATGAGGAAACCAGGAAGAAGTACATTGAGGTACTTTCGGTGGAACGTGAATGCTATAATTACCTCAGCAAGATATTCGAGAAAATAGATTTCGTACACCACAGGCTGACAAGATACGACGTGCAGTCCCGCTACTACCGGGACCTGCGGAGCAGGTTCCCGGAGCTGTCGAGCGAGATGGTACTGAAGTGCATACTCGAGACAGTGAGCAACTGGAAATCTGCGATAAGGAACTGTTACGATAATTTCGAGGTTCCTTACAAGAAAAATCTTTCAATGGTACTCGACAAGCATTTGTACGGGAAATTGACTACAAGTTCGGTCGAGCTGACGGTGCCGGGCGGCCGCAGGGCGCACTGCACCTTCAGCCCCTATCCGAAGCTCGCCGAGCTCCTTAATTTGTACAGAGTTCAGAACTGCAACGTGTTCTTCCGCCGGAGCCAGTTCTGGCTTACTCTGCAGTTCGACGTGCCGCGGGCGGAGGACGCCGGGAGCGGCGTCCTCGGCATCGACCGCGGCATGCGACGGATAGTCGCATGCTCCGACAACACGGGATGGATTGACCGGGATTTCAGCAGGAAGAGACGCCAGCTGCGCTACCTGAGGCGGTGCCTCAGGTCGCGCAACACCAAGTCGGCGAAAAGACACATGAAGAGACTTTCCCGTACGGAAAGGAATCGCTCGAGGAACGAAATACACCGCGTAGTCAACTGGCTCCTCGCGAAGCCAGTCCACACCTACGTCGTTGAGGACTTATCTAAAATCAAGAAGAGGACTTCCAGAAAGAAAGTCGTCACCCCTATCGGGGTGACCATAGAAGTCAAGAAAAGGAAGCACAATAACAGGTTCGGGCAAGTTCCCTTACGGGAAATACAGTCCGTACTGGAGTACAAGGCACCGCTTCTAGGGAAAGAAGTGGCAACGGTTGAACCTGCCTACACGTCCCTCCTCGATTCAAGAGGAATGCCGCAAGGCATCAGGCAGGGTACTCGTTATCGTGCGTCCGACGGAGTGCTGCTGGACGCGGACATAAATGCCGCGTCCAACATCGCACTCCGTCACCGCCCCGATTCAATCGTCGCGAACCCTGTCTACGGTTCCGCGGTATTCTCGGGCAGGCCGATGTCAACCGGTCAATCGTGGACGAAGCTCAGGCAGAATCCGCAAGCTCACGCCCTTCAGGACGTGGGTAGTTGACTGTCTCCCGTTTCCGTATCCGCGGAATCGTCGGGTGAACCGGGCTCGATGTCGGACATCGCGTTGACGCTGCCGCCGTCGTCCTCTGAGCCGAAGTCGCCGAAGCCTTCTTCCGCAACGGAGTTGACAGCGTCCATCCCCTCGTCGGAGAAGCCGAGGTCCATGTTGTCGATTCCGCCGCCACCGCCGAAACCGCCGCCAAATCCGCCCCCGTCACCGAAACCGCCCCCGAAGCCGCCGCCACCGCCAGCTCCGAAGTCGCCGAAGTCGCCGAACCCGTCGTCCGCGCCGAAGATGTCGGAACCGGGTGCCGGATTGCTCGGGTCGAACCCCATGATTCTCTGGTACTCGTCATCGTCGCTCTGCTGTTCTTCCGGGTGCTGGAGTTCCTTGCGGAGCTCGTTCACCGCCGCGTGGACCATGTCCTGCGAATCGCCGCCCATCGGCTGCGTGCTCGGGTCGTCGAGCGCCTTGTCGTGCAGCTCAATCATCTTGCGGCGGAACCTGGCCTTGACCTCGCTTACCGGGAGGCCCGATTCCTGACTGAGTTCGTTGAAAATCGGCAATTCGTGGCTTACCGTGGCCGTTCTCGGGATATTGATGTCCATAGGTGATTCCTCAATGTGCAGTTTATTCTGCGTGGAATTGTAAAATATTGCGTCATCATATAAACTTTCGAGCAAATCAAACCAACTAGGAAGGTATTTACCATGGCATTCAGCCTCGAAGAAGAAGATAAGATGCTCTCCCTGTTCGAGAGCATTGCTAACCAGCCAATCGAACAGCAACGCCCGTACAACGAGGTGCGTAACCCGAAGCCGATGATGGAATCCGCCTGCTTCGAAGGAACCAAGGTGGACTTTTCTAGCTGGACGGCCGACTCCAAGAAGGTCGGCAAGGCCAAGACGGCTTCTAACCCTGACCTCAGCAAGGGTAACAAGGCAGTCAAGGGCGTTCCGGCTGCAGCCAAGGGCACCCAGGTTGCAACGAAGGGTACCGACAAGCCGGTTACCGAGAACGATACCGTTACCGAGAAGAAGGAAGACAAGCAGGTCACCAAGCTCGTGACCGAAGACGCCTCCCACGAAGCCAAGGGTGAACCCAAGGCCAAGACCGGCAACTTCGACTCCGCGGCCAAGTCCGCCGCATCCGCACAGCGTTCCAAGGCAGATTCCAACAAGAAGTTCTCCGAGGAAAGCAAGAAGCAGCGCAAGATTGACATGTTCCGCAATTTCGTGAAGAGTCTCGGGGTGGACGAGAAGAGCAAGGCCGATGCCGAGAAGGTCCTGAAGAAGTTCGACCAGATTTCCAAGTATATCGGCGAACCGGGCGACAAGTAGTCTAACGTGTAATCAGTCGAATATTTTATTTGTTCAAATCCCGGGATTTCCCGGGATTTTCTGTTTTAAACCCCGGCAAACTTGCTATATTTGTTCTTGGAAACCTATGGAAAATGTATCGACAATGGCCCCACCGGACCCGAGGGTGGAGCAGAGAGCTGTCGGTACTGCTACAGTTCTATCCGGTAAGGAGGAGCCACAGCAGTACCGAATGTGGTCTGCAATCTACCACGACAGGGACACGGACAACCTGTTCCTCTGGTACGACGACGGGACGCTTGAACAGAAACGTATAGTTAACACGTTCTACACCCCCAACAGGGGTGAGTTCGGCGCAATGCCCTGCGGGATGAAGGACATCTACGGCAGGGAGATGTATGCAGTGCAGAGGCATACCACGCCCGAGCAGGACATCAGGAAGCGATATCGCGGACCCCACAACCACCTGGCAGAAATCGACATCGACCCGAGGGCCAGGTTCCTCCAGAAGCACTACGCTAACACCGGCATGCTCAAGCCGGACATGAAGAAGATTAACATCTGCTTCCTCGATATCGAAGTCGAGACTACGGGCCGCTTCCCGGCGGCCCACCGCGCAGAGTACCCAATCAACTGCGTCACCATCTACTTTTCTGCTACCGACAACTATGTTACTTATGGCGTAGGCCGCGACATCGATGATGACGTGAAGGAGGCCATGGCCAAGGAGAACGGCAAGTACGTCCTCTGCGAGACCGAGGCCGACCTTCTTCGCCAGCTGTTTACCGAGATTGGAAACAACGAAGTAGCAATCCTTTCGGGTTGGAACTTCTCCTACGATACCACGTACATGGTTAACCGCGCCGAGAAGCTCGGCGTCGAGCTGAAGCTCATGTCCAGGCTCCCCGCCCAGTTCAAGAAGGCGTGGGTCACCAAGGATGGCGAGCTGCAGATTGCCGGCACGGAAGTCATCGACTTCCTGGCGCTCTACCGCAAGTATACTTTCTCTGAAGAACCTTCCTACAAGCTGGACTATATCGGTGGCAAGGTCTGTAACGAGCACAAGGCCCCGCTCCCTGACGGCTACAGGTCATGGAAGAACTATTGGTCGCAATTCATATACTATAACTGGCAGGACGTACGCCTGCTGAAGAAGATTGAGCTCAAGGAACGCATGTTCCAGCTGTGCGTGACCGCTGCCGCGGAAGCGCACGTCCCGTTCTCGTTTGTTTTCGAGTCCAAGAAGATGCTGGTCGGGTTCGTGATGAACTACCTGCACCAGAACGGCATGGTGTTCCCTGCATACAGGGAGCAGCAGAAGGAAGAATACCCCGGTGCATTCGTGTACTCGATTCCGGGATTCTACGAATGGCTGGTCTCGTACGACTATCGCTCGCTGTATCCGTCAATCATGATGACGTTCAATACCTCTCCGGAAACGAAGGTCATCAAGCCGATGGACTACGTGATGACCGAGGAAGAGAGGGCGACGCTCATCGAGAGCCCGTGGACCCACAACGGCAAGTACAGGGTATACTTCAGGAAGGACAAGGAAGGCATCGTCCCGAAGGTCACTCGACTCCTGTTCGACGGTCGTGCGAACCTGAAGAACAAGATGAAGGCCGCCAAGAAGGCGGGCGACCACGAGATGACCGGCATCTACGACATGATGCAGAAGGTGTACAAGGTGCTCGGCAACTCGCTGTACGGCTTGCTCGGTTCCAACTACTTCCCGCTGTACGACGTGGACAATGCCGCATCCATTACCGCGTACGGTCGAAACCTCATCAAGTTCACCATCGAGCAGCTGGCCCATTACCTCAACGAGGAGGTATGCCACGACCAGCGGTTTATCGATGCGTTCGGGTATGTCCCCAAGATTAACCCGGATTATCTCGGCACCATTCTCGATGACGAAGGCCAGGTTCTGTACAAGAGAATGTCACACGGCGACACCGACTCATTCTACTGCAAGGTGGGCGACCTCTTCGAGGAGTTCCACAAGAAGGAAGGCACCGGTACCGAAGTCATCGTCTACAAGGGCCACAAGCAGGTAGAACGTTTCACGTTCGACAATTCCGAAGCACAGGAACTCGAGTCAAAGAAGTGTTTCAACCGCATGTGCAACAAGTACGCGCACGATACCTGGCATGACCCGGAGAACCGCGCCATTGACAAGAAGACCGGTCTTTCCAAGGTCAAGATTATGTTCCACGACGGTATCGTGTGGGGCAGCGAAGGCCATCGCATTCTCTACAGCCGTTACAGGCTCACTGACTTCTGCCGCATGATGGACGCGGTTATCCTTGAAGAGAAGCTTGACGAGTTCATGCTTGCCTACGCTACAAAGTGGGGATACCTCAAGAACGAGCTGTTCCTCAAGCGCGAGAAGTGCATCTACAAGGCAATCGTCACCGCGAAAAAGAAGTACATCTGCGAAGCCGAATCCAACGAAGACATCGTCTACCTGGACAAGGAACCGGTGAAGGACGAGGAAGGCAACATCGTTAGCATCGGCTCTATGGAACTGACACCTGACTTCGCCGTGACCGGTCTTGAAATCGTGCGCAGTTCGACCACGCTGTTCTCCCGCGAACGCATGATGGACATGGTGAAGCTCATGCTGAAGACGATGGACAAGGCGGTCGTGCGCGAGCGCCTGCTCGAAATCAAGCGCGAGTTCTACCAGGCTGTCAAGGATGGCAAGTACTCGTACATCGCCATGCCGTCCGGCATGAAGGAAGAACCGGTTCCGTACCCGATTCAGTGCAGGCTTCCCCAGGAAGAACTCGGGAAGCTCGACTGGAGACGCCGTGCAGCGTCCGTATGGAACTACCTCATCGAGAACGACCCGGTGCTGTCCAAGGAGCCGTACGAGCCGATTACGGCCGGCGAGAAGATGAAATTTCTTAAGAAAGCGGACGAGGACTATGGTGTTAGCATCATCTGCTACACCGGAAACGAATGCCCGCAGCGTCTTATCGACCTGTTCCATATCAACTGGGATGAGCAGTGGAAGGTTTCCGTTGCCCAGATTCTCGGCCGTCTGTTCACTGCAGTCGGCTGGCCGGAAGAACTGGAATATGACGAGAGCGACGCTATGCTCGAACTGATTTAGGAGATATTATGAGTGAAATCAATGTAGAGGTGCTCAAGCACCCCACGGAAGAGGATTGGCAGTGGGTGAAGCTGCTGGCGTTGAATACGGTTGGACAGAAGTATCTCATGGACAAGGAGATGTCGCTGGCATTGAAGAAGAAGTACCTGAAGTCGGAGCATTCGCCGATACGCTATCTTCACTTTGTCATACGGATGGAAATCCCATACTACATTTCCGTCCATTTCCGCACCCATAAGTTTGGTGTGGAACATTTCGTGCAGTCGCAGAGGAATGACCGTCAGGACAACTATGACCGCCGGAAGGCTCCCCAGGATTCCCCGGTGTCGCATATCATGTACATCGACGCGCCGGAACTGATGTACATCGCCAGGAAACGCCTCTGCGGCAAGGCCGATGTCGATACGCAGAAGGTTATGCGTGCAATAGTGCGGGAAGTGCTAAAGACTAACCCGGAGTTCGCCGATGTCCTGGTCCCGAACTGCCAGTATCTCCACGAATGTCCCGAGTTCCAGTCATGTGGCCGCTGGCCGGTCAAGGAGAAGGAGGATAAATCCGATGTCAAGTAAATTAACGAAGTCCGGATGGTGGATGTTTCACATGGTGTTCCATGCGTGCATAGCGGCATTTTTCCTGGAAATAGCTATTGTATTTATTGCCAACTATATGGTTAATATAATGGAACCAACTGTGCGTGCCAGCATGGAGGCGATGGATATTGCTGGTAATATGCTGTTGACGATAGCTGCGCTAACCGCATCTGTCTACAATGCGTTCATGTCCTTGCACAGGTTTCTCCTGTGGCATAACTATTGGAAAGACCTCAGGAATGTATTGGATGATTAGGATGCGGGAGCGTCCGTAGAAGCATTGACGTTCTGCGGACCGGTTCCGCCCCACATTCCGAGTGACGTCCGTCCCGGGTTTACCACCGGACCTGTACCGCGACCGAACCTGGAAGCATAGGAATTCTGCATTAGAGCCGCCACGGTTTCATCCTCTGGCGGTTCTTTGTCGTTTGCAAGGTTCTCGTTGGGTACGATTCCCTGCTGGCAGGTTCCCGGCTGGGCGGCAATCTGCTTCACGTTGATGTCCGTGGCGGAATTCTCGAAAAGACCCCGGTAAATCCCGGTAACCTGCTCGTAAAGCTCCTTGTCTGACCCGGCAATCTGCCTGATAAATTTCGCCATCGTTTTCATAATAGACAGTTTATTGCTATATTTATGTAAAAGGATTGACCTATGGCTGAAGAATTAGACTTGATTACCGGCATGCCAATACAGGCAAGTGCCAATGTTGATGTTTCCGAAGACCGTACTCTTGCGTGGGTGGAGAAGCACCGTGGAAAGAACCTTGACGAGATTATTCTTCCACAGAAACTCGATAACATAGTACGCAATGCCCTCAGGCTCGGCGGCTACAACAACTACATATTCCACTCCGGTGTACCGGGGACCGGCAAGACCAGTCTGGCCGAGGCTTTCCCGCTTATGCTCGGTGCCGAGCGCGTTGTCCTGTATGCACAGAGGGACTCAGAAATCCTTGACAGCATCGAGGAAGGCGGTATGTACCGTTCAGGTAATGGACTCCCGAAGTATTACGTTATCGATGAAGCCGACCATCCCAGCAACCCCGAGAGTTTCTACCGTAAGCTCCAGTCGCTTATCGAGGCAACCTCGTCCAACCTACGTTTTATCCTTACCTGTAACGAGATTTGGCGAATCCCGGACGCCATCAGGTCGCGCTGTACACCGATTGCGTTCGACCATCCCGGTGACGACAGCGAGTACAAGAAGCGCATTTTCAAGCGCCTCAAGCATATCGCACTTGAGGAGACCAAGTTCACTGGCGGTACGGTTTCCAAGGATACCCTGGTGGAGACCATCCAGGCATGCTACCCGGACATACGTTCGATGATTAACGCGATGCACCTGACGTTCCTTGAGAACAACGGTAGCATCGTCGGGCACCCGAACGTCATCCGTGAGGAGACCATCAAGAACATCTACCAGTTGACAATCATGATGGACCCGAGGAAGCTCCGGTATTTCATCTCGGCCAACGTGAACGACTTCCGCAGCGTATACATCCCGTTCGGACTATACTTCATGAACCGCATCCCGCTTCCGACCAACGGGCAGATTGACTTCATGTACATACAGTTCGCCTCCATGCTCGGCAAGGCCGTCCGTGCCACGCAGTCCCAGGTGAACCAGGAAGTGACACTCATGGAATTCCTTTCGGATGTCATGATGATGATTGCCCAGTGCCAGATGATTGGCAAGATGCCGCTCGACCCGGTACAGCAGCCGCAGCAGCCTGCCCAGAGTGAACAACAGGTACAGCAGGTGCAGAATGGCGTTTGACCCGTTCAGGTTCCTCGAGGAGCGAAGACAGGGGCTCCCGGTGACGGAACTCGACAAGGACGAGTTCCAGCTGTACAACGTCGTCCAGGCCATCTCGATGGACCAGAAAATGCGCAAGGTCGCCCACGAGTTCAACGAACTCTCTTTCTCGCACCTCCCGAAGGATATACAGGCGATGGCAATGCAGGGCCTGAACCGTGTCCGCATGGATACCCGCTGGTGCAGGGTAAAGGGCAGCGTGCTCAAGGAGAAGAAGGACCAGATTGACCACATCATGAAGGTGACCGGGCTCAGCAACAACGACGTAGTCCGTAGCATGCCTTACGGCGTGTTCGACCTGGATAAGATAGAGGAGCAGTACATAAGGGTGTTCGAGCCCGAAAAACTGCTGGAGCTTTATGGCAAGAAGAAAACAACCAACAGAAAAGTCCACGCAGCCAAGGTCAACGGAAAAGGCAAGTGAGCTGGACGAGAACGTCAGGTTCATGATGGAGAAGTTCGGCCTGGACGAGGAGAAGGCCCGCATGGCAATAGAGAAGGGCTTCCGAGTGGAAGCCCTCCGCGACGGCTCTGCAATGCGTCAGTTTGTCGAGGATTCCGGTATCGCCGCCGGGGTGAACCGGGTGAAGCGGGAAATTTCGAAGGCAACTAAATCATCCCGAGAAGGGTCTCCAGGATAGGCGACTCCTTGTCGTCTTTTTCAGTCGGCTTGCCGTTGGCGGCAGCCTGCGCGACCGGTGCGGCCGCGCTTATTTCTTTTTCTGAGCCCTGTACCGGCTTTTCCGGTGCGGCCCCGGCGTTGACCGCGTCCTGCTGCTTCTGCGCAGCGGAGAGGTCCGGGGTGTCCGGGAGGTTCGACTGGGGTTCCTGCTGGACCGCCCCGGGGTTGACCTGGCCGTCCGGGCCGACCCCGTTCTGCTGGTCGACGGCCATGAGCTGTTCGTCGGTGACGGGCATCTGCGGGGTGTTGTCCACCGGGGGTTCCACGGCCGGTTCCGAGCCGAACGCGTACAGCATCTGCTGCAGCCTCTCGTCGGGTGCGGCGTCACCGTCCCCGTTGGCGAAGTCCACCAGGTAGTCCATCGGTGTCTTCTGGAGGGCGTCCTTGCATACCCAGGCGTTCCCCTCGACCTTGGAGTTCACGTTGTTGGGTATGGTCATCTCTATATAGCTCATGTTCTTGTCCAGGAGCTTCTGGATGAGGTCGTAGTTCACCATCTGGGTGAACCGGCCCGTCGCGGCGAACACCAGCGAGTGCAGCACGGACTCGCCCTTCGAGTTGGTGCAGGTGAGGATTAGCGGGTCGATTTCCAGCAGGGTGTCTACCATGTTGTCCGCCCACATGTGGAGGGTGGTAGTCCATTCCCCGTCGCCGAGGCTTACCCGGCGGGTGAACTGCATCGGGAACTGCCGGAGTGCCTGGCGGTTCTTTTCCGAGATTACCTCAACCTTCTTGTTGAGGAGGTCCTGGATACCCTCGATGAGGGCCAGTTCGTCCGGATAGGCGTCCTTCAGGCCGTTTATTCTCCTGTTGAGTTCCCTTTTGTCCATATATTCTACCCCCGATTTGGGCCGTTTTTACCAAGTTTATTGCCTTCTGCCCCGAAAAGTGGAAAAAAATGTGACCACGGCATAAACTTCCGCCAGAATATTTAACCAAACCGTGAGGTAGATTATGGCAACACGTATGGGAGCGCCCGGGGTACGCATTGAACTCCACGACCGTTCCGGATATAGCCTGGTCGAGAACCCGAATGCGACTGCCGGTGTCGTTGGTTTCGCCCCGAGGGGCGAGCTGAACAAGATTCAGCTCCTTACCAACACCGCACAGCAGGACACGTATTTTGGCCTCGGATTCAACAACAGTCGTTACAACCAGGGCATGTACGCGGCCCGCGCAGTCTTGAACGCGGGTGGCTACGTCGAGTTTGTGCGTCCATACGGCGAGGAAATCGACCGTACCGACGACTTCAAGCGTGACCTGAAGACGGATACCTTCGTGGTGTCCTTCGACCGTAACGCGGTCAATAACAAGGAAAACACCGACAAGACCTCGATGAAGATTGACTTCTTCGCCTCTACGAGGTACAAGACCGACGGCGCGGCAAGGTACGGCGTTACGCGTAAGATTAACAACGTTGGCGAGACCATCGTCAACAACAGCAACGTGAACTTCAACGTAGACGCTGCCGACGATGTGTTCAACGACAAGAAGAACTACGTCAGCAAGGGCGGTTCCGCACGTGGCGAGACCGACATGGTCATGTTCGCGTTGATGAACGCCGACCCGAGCGGTGCAAACCGTGCCTACACCAGTTTCGACCTGGATACGGACATGGAGGACGACACTAATCGTGCTTCCGGCGAACTTACCGTCGTTACCAAGGGCAAGGTCGGCTTCGCCATCGACGATATCGTCTACGGCCCGGCTTCCGGGCATGTTACCACAATCAGCACGTTCCGCGTAACCAACATCGTGGACAAGACTGTTACGCTCAAGGCCGAGGACGAGCAGACCAAGACCAACCTGAATCTCAACTATAGTCCCGTAACGCTCCTCTATCACGATGACGCCAACGCCATCGCCGACGGGTATGACTACCTGTCCGTCAAGACGGCAGTTGCCGGCCAGGGTGCCAAGACGTTCGGTTCCCTCCATCTCGACGAGGAAGGGCTCGCAAAGCTCAAGGCAATCCCGTCCGGAAGCTCCATCGTATTCCACGACCAGGACTCCAACGACGTGTATGTCCGCGTGGCCACCAAGGCGACGATGAGTGGCACCATCCCCGCCGGCAGCGGCCAGGTCGCTACGGCAACGGTTGCTGCACCCGATTCCATCTGGGTCGGTGATACGGTTACCGTCGGGTGGGCTGACAGGTCCGCCGAGTTCAAGGTTACCGGCCAGGACGGAGAAACATTCCAGCTTACCTATGCCGGTGAAGATACCCTTGACCAGAGCATCTTTGCCGCCACCGAATGGACTATCGACAATACCGTTGCATCCACATGGGTCGACAGTGTCGGCACGAAGGTGCTTACTGTCGGTAAAGAATCTACTGTCGCTGACGTTACCAACGACCTCGTCTCAATCATGCGCGGTGAGGAACTCGGTTACGGGCATGCAAACATTCTCGGTGACATCGCCAAGAATGAAGACGGCACGCTCAGCATCAGCGAAGACAAGACCAGTGTCAAGCTCGCCCCGGGTGGCGCGCTCGAGTTCGTCACCGACGACATCGTTGCGATTACCCGCGCAAGCGTGGACCTGGAACTCGATGCAGTAGGCGATGGCGGTCTCGGCAAGGCCAACATCCTCTGGCTCGGCAAGGTGAAGACGTCCGACCCGATTACCGACACCGTGACGTTCTACGACGCCATCGTGTCCGATGTGCTTCCGGCCGACGCAACCAAGCTCAATTTCCAGTTGCTAAACCTGACACAGACAAACAAGGTAGTGTATGCCGCGGCCGATACATGCAAGACTCCTGCCGAATTGACTGTTTCAGCAATTACCGGCACGCCGACTTACACCAAGAAGACCGCCGGCACTCTGGCCGTCTACAAGGTCATCGACATTAAGGGTACCGTAACGGATTCGTACACCGCAGACGATGCGATTACCGTTACCTATGGCGGAGTCACCGCAACGGGTACCGTCAATGCAGCAGGCGAGTTCACCGCTACGTTCGCTGAAGGCAGCGAGCCGACGACCTCCGAGGAACACCCGGTTGCACCTGTAACGGGCACAATCGGCGGGAATACTGTTGCTATCACCGCAACGGCGGAAACGGAAGTCGATACGCCTGAAGTGAAGCCAGTCTATACCGTCACAAACCTCAAGGTTACCGTAACCACAGGTTCCGAGTACGTGAAGGCCAAGGACAAGGTGACTGCGACAATCACCGGCGTAACGGGCAAGGCAACCGGTTCCATCGACTCCGTCGGTGAAACTATCACGGCTGTCTTCGACAAGGTCGACGTGGAGGGCTCCATTGCTGATGGCACCGATGTTCCCCCGGAAATTGTCGCCGGAGACATCACCAAGGCCATTGTCATGGTGTCCAAGGGCTACTCCGATATCTACATTATCGGCAACTACACGGTCATGGTTCCTGTCAATGTGCAGAACAAGACCCCGGCTGTCCTGCTTGACGGCACGTTCGTCAAAGATGACGGCACGGCAGTGTTCAAGTACCTCAACTGGGCGGACAAACTCGTTGTCGACCACTCCGAGAAGGTCCTTACCGATACCAACATCGGTGCCACCTTCGTGGGTCTCGGCCTCGCCAACATCCGCTACATCGACGTCAACTTCACCGGCAATACCGTGAAGGTGTACGACCTCACCGACGAGGGCGAGGCGGTCGCAAGGCTGTATCTCTCCGTCGCCTACATGTACAACGGCGTTCTCTACGAGTTCGACGGTACCGTGGTGAAGTATGTCTACAATGACATGCAGCTCTACATCGGTGATTCCGCCGAAGTCGAGCTGGAAGGTTCCGGTGTCTACTTCGTTCTGAACGACAGCGGCGTCATGGAAATGTTCCGCGAGGACAACTCCTACGACCTCTCCGCTACGGTCGCCGGCGAAGTCCAGCTCGACGGAACCGTCAAGGCCATCCCGTCCAGCACGACGATTGCCCCGGCCTTCAATACGGAAGACCCGGCAATCATCAACAACGCAGTCTGGACCTATGACCCGTTGAAGAACATGTCCACGAGCACGCTCTCCAACGCCTTCAACCTGTATCTCGACAAGGACAAGTCCGATGTGACCTTCTTCGTCGGTGCCGGTCTCGGCCTGAACAACTTCGGGCTGAAGGGCTACGAGACGCTCAACACCCAGCTCATGCAGGCCGTCCTCAACATCTGCGAACTCCGTAAGGACTGCTTCGCTCTGTTCGACGGTGTGGCCGACCCCCGCATCGAGAAGGTGCTCAAGCTTGACTCTCCGGCAAGCCGCTTCGGTTCTACCCTCGGCCGCTGGGGCGCAATCTATGACGCACGTCCAATCTTCTACGATTCAATCATCACCAAGTCCAACGTGGAAATCGCCCCGTCCATCCCGATGGCTTCGCTCATCACGACGAACCGTAGGGCCGCAATCTTCTGGCACGTGCCGGCAGGTGAGGACACTGGTATGATTCCTGGCGCATGGTGCCGTAAGCTGAAGTACGAACGCAAGTTCAACTACCCGGAAGACCCGGAATCCGATATCGCAAGGCTTTGCGACATCCACGTGAACCCGTTCCGCTCCAACAAGAAGGGCATCTACTGCTACGGTGACTTCACGATGCAGATGGAAGACACCGCGTTCAATGCGATTAACGTCACGATGCTCGTCGCAGGCATTCACAAGATGTTCTACAACTACCTCGACTCCCGCGTGTTCCGCCTCAACACCACGGCTCTCCGTGCTCAGATTAGCGGTGACCTCCAGGAGAAGCTCGACCAGTTCATGGCTGAAAACCCGGCCGGCCTGGAAGAGGGTAGCCACGTCATCTGTGATGACACCAACAACCCGCCGGAAGTCATCGAGGC